AAGACGCGCCACTCTTAGATATTCACAAAAGACGCGAAGGAGAGTTGGCGTCCTTCCACTATCAGCCCAATCACCTGAAATATGAAGCTCAACACCTCGCTGTCCAACGCGACCATTAGTTAGCTTGGTTCCAAGATAAAACTGTTGTCCTTCTAGATTTGTGTCCTGATTCCTTCCTTCATAAGTCTCATTTCCAGCATCAAGCATATTACCCTGTCCAGAATAAACACTTCTATTAATAAATGGAACGCCTTCACTATCCGTAAGAATACTAAATAGACGCGCCGTATTATCTACATCCGAAGTAAATTCATAACGATCATTATACCGAATATTATATTTTAATCCAGCAGTCTGAACACCTGACGCATTAAGGAATGGCGCGATAGAATTGTACTGACCAAGAATAGTGGTTTCACCAAGTCCAGTATCAGGAAGAGTAGCAATGATTCGTGGAACCATCCTATTCGCCATACCAAGGTTTCTAATTATACCACTCGCTAAATCAACATGAGAGATTGTATTCTCAACCACACGATAATCAACAAACGAAAACGATAAATCCTTATTGGCGTTTGCATATCGTTCCATCTCATCTGTGGCGCCATAGAAAATATAATCAGCACAGAACTTTAATTCATTCCTATTAATAAACATCTCATAACCTTCGCTGTCCGTAGAAGCGATTTGAGCGCGGTGTTGAGCTGTTGGCTGAAAATGTAATTCTATGTTAATCGCTTCTCTTATCATATAAAGTGGAAGCTGGTTAATTTTAAGAAATGGAAATAGATCCGATAAATCAATCATATATGAAGGACATTCAGTCTTTTTAGTTCCATCCATAATAGACCAATCAGGAAGCCATACCCTATCAGTATCCTTCTCCATACCTGTGTCTAAACCAACCTTATCAGCGAGTTTATTATCAGCGTCATTATAGACAAATTTATAATTCTGAGAACGCCCTGTCATGTATAGCTCACGCTCAAGATTCGTTTCATTATTAATTAAGGAAGATTTGACTGCATAGAGACCAGCCCAGCTATCAACCTCATTTAGAGTTTTATTACCAATTTTTAAAACAGCCTTTTTGATGACTTGTCCAATTCCGAGATGAGGAGCGAAATAAACATCCTCAGTAGAGGCATTTCCATCAGGTTCTACAGATAAAAATACCTTAGAATGAGAATGAAGAAAACCTTTATTCTGTAAAGTGAAACGACAAAAACCATCTGTAGTCGGCCCACCCTGATTAAATACAACTGGCTCAAGTAGATCTGTCTCTACCTGTTGGATGTAATTTACAGGAACCTGTTGGAGCTGAACGAAATTTGGAATTGGAGCGCCACCATCAAGAGGCGTTTCATTTGTCTGTGTTGGTGGAGGAGCAGGAATATTCGGCGTAGTATCCATATTTTATAATAATTATAATATTATAAATTATTCATGAAAAAAATAAAAAAAAAGAGAATAGAAACAAATGTCGGTAAATATCCTAAAATATTGTTATAATTATTTAATCAAATTACCGACACTTCGTAGCGACACTAAAATTATTGGAGAAGCTGAATTCCATTAGAATTATATATAAGTTGAGCCTTTGATTTAATGAAAATATAGACGCCAATTGGATTGTTTCTGTCTAATTCACTCTCAATAGATACACCCCATTGTTCAGTAGAAAAATCTTCGCCCTGTCCTGAAAGTCCGTATTTTACACCAAGTCCAACGACGCTACCACCCTCAGGGATCTGTGCATAACTGGATGAAGCAACAGCGGTGGCCATATCATAAGAACGATTACAATTTACTGGAGAAATTGATAGTTTATCTCCACCACCCTCAGGATGAATCGCTTCTATAAATGTCTTGACAATCTGAGGATCAGGGAGTTTTCCATTAGCGTCCTTGGTAATAGAATTTACATAATCAAAATCCGCTGGAAACTTAGAACCACCTTTGAGAAACTGAATTCTCTTAAAGAAGGCAAGAGCCGTAGCACTCGCACCTTTTCCTGATGGATAAGTAGTCGCCTGACCATCCGCCGTAAGAGTATTAATATGAGAAACAGGCATAAATGTCATGAAAGCAGATAATACATTCCTCAAAGCTAAATTATACTGGAGCTGAGCATTAGTAGAATTAATAGATGTGTAAAGAGATGTAATTGTGTTAAATTCATACATACCTTCGCTTTCACCACTAGTTAATTCACCAGGGGGAATATCCTGGACTTCACAACATAGTTTTAGATTGGATAGTTCATAAAAGGCTTCAGTCAAACCAGCAGAACTACCATTTTCAGCATAAAGTACATTATTATCAGGCATTAAATTAAATTCTACCTGAACCCCACCAAAGGCATCAGGACGAAGATTTACAAGCTGTCCTGACATAACGAAACCACAAGGAAGATGGAAACTAAATGAATTAGTAGCCACCGCGTCCGTATTCCTACTCTCTACAACAGACTTTCTAAAAGTTTGACTATTCGGCATAATTAAACAAGTTTCACCGAAATGTCCAATTTGATCCTGAAGAGACGAAGTCATCGCGATATAAGTATTCATATATTTTGCATAATGACGAATACTCTCGCAGATCATCTTAGATCTAACAGAACGAACAGTTAAAGTATCAATTACATTGTAAATACCAAGACGATTATTCATGGTTAAACCATCAGTATCTACAACTGGAGTTCTCGCGCTGTTCTTATAAACCGCGAAATCACCAACAATTCTAATGGTACGAGGATCTAAGAGACCATCCTGAGCTGAAATAGTAAATGATAACACAGGAAAACCATTTTTAAAAGAAACCTTTCCGTCAGCTGGAATATTATCAGGGCGAATTTCTATGTAGCGAGATGTCATATTATATTTATAATAATTAATATATTATAAATTTAAAAAAAAAATAAATAAAAAAAAATCGTCTATAAAAATCCAAAAATAATACTATATAAATTTACTCAAACTACCGACACTTCGTAGCGACACTTAGAATACAACATCAATAGATCCATCTCTGATCATTAATCGGCGAAGATGAAATACAAATGACTGGAACATCTTATTCTTGGTTGGCGCCGTTCCTTCCTGATATTTAAGAATTACAGATAAGTCCTTTCCTCTGAGATCCATAGCTCCTTTCTGACCTCCAGCCGAGAAACCACGACCAAAACAGAAATTATTCATGTATTCACTAAACGAACGAGGCTCAATAGAACCACTATTATCTAATACCTTCTCAAGCTCATAGATATGAAACGCATCAATACTATTTCTAGTGGCGATTTTCTTAGTAGAAATTTCACGCGACGGAACCCTCTTACCGTTTATTACATACTGGATGGAACTCAAATAATCAACAATACCAGTGTATCCAGGGCGGTTATTAATTAGACAAGTGTCCTGAGCGTCCTTTCCAGTTTGAGATGAATTACTAGATCCTTTAATAACATAACCACCATTTCCAGTAATTTGATCCGCGGTATTATAAACCGAACTATCAGTTGGAAGAACAAGAAGCGATTTCGCACGAGAATTATTAGCGAAAATTTGTATATTAGTTTGTCTATCAGTTGATAAAATAGAATGTTTATAATTTGTCCAAGTCATAATATCAAACTCAATAGCCTTACCTTCACGAACCTTCTGAATCATTCCTCGTTCATAACCAGGATCTAAATGAACCTGAGATACAACTAAATTTACATTAGAAACCGTAAAAGATGCATCATAACTAGTCTTACCCTCAACCGCGGTAGAAAACATAACAAAACCCTCGGATGTCATGTCAATTCCTCCACTTGTGATACTCGCATTACCACCTAAAACAACTTGTATTAATCCATCACTAGCATTAGCTCCACTTGATAAATTAATCTGAGAAATAGTAGAATTACCTGTAAGAGCTATAACGCTACCATTATTATCAGATTTACAAAAACCAATAGTTTCGCCAACTACAAATGGAAACCGAGCAACTCTATCAGCACCATCAAGATTATTTAATGTTGATACATAGAAACTACTATGAGTTGATCCATTGAGCCAACTATCAGGAGTACTGGAACCATTAATAGAATGAAAATAAGGCGCTAATTCAGTTCTAATTTGACGATTGACACTGTCTAATTGTTTTAGAATTACTGGAGCTTCATTTAGATA